AAGAATGTCAGTAAAGAAGATAGATAATTCTGCTTCTATTATTTACTTTAGTAATGGTTCTTCTATTAGGCTTTGGGGTAATAACTCTAAAGCTGAAAGAGAGAAATTAAGAGGTTTGGACTGTTCTATGTATTTACTTGATGAGTGCCAGTCCCAACAAGGATTATTATACATAATTGATTCTTGTGTAGGTCCAATTGTAAGAGGTAGAAACGGTATTATAGTTACTGCTGGAACTGCTCCACTTTCTGCTGGAACTTATTGGGAAGAAATAATTAATGATGAAACTTGGTCACATTATCACGCTACTATGGCAGATAATCCAACTATTCCTAATTATGAACATGCACTTGAAGAAGTATTGAAAGACAATAATTGGACTAAAGACAATATAGTATTCAGACGAGAATACTTAGGTGAATTGGCATACGATACAGAATTGCTTGTTTATCCTACTAGAACTTATGAAACCGATACTAACCATCCAAAGACTAACAAATTTACAGAATGTGTAATTGGATTGGACTTTGGTTTCAGAGATTCAACTGCTATTGCACCAATATTAATAGATGAAGAAGGAAATGGTTGGTTAAGACACGAATTTAAACAACCTGGTATGTCTGCTACTCAGAAAGTAGATACTATTAAAGCAAAGATTAAATTTATTAAAGACACTTACAAACTTAGAGATGACCAAATTTACATCTTTCAGGATAATTCAGATCTTGATATTGCCAAAGATTTAGTAGATTTAGGAATACAGAATGTAAGATGTGCAGATAAGACTAAAGAAGATTATCAAATGCAGCTTGTAAGAGATGCCATAGAATCTGGTCAATTAAATTGTGTTAAAGATAGTTACTTTGACCAAGAATGTGATAGAGTTGCATTCCAGTGGGATACAGAGCACCAGAGAGTAATTTACAAACTTGATGATGCGACTTATCACGGAGATATGGTTGATGCTGTAAGATATGCTTGGTATTCTTATATGAGAGAAAGACATTGGGAACAATCAAATTAATGGAGGAAATTAATGGAGAAAGTAGATCTTGGTTGGTTGGCAAATATAAACTGGATTAGTCTTGTAGTAATCTTTATTGGAGTAATTGGTATTATTGCTTTATTAGGTTATATGGCTAACAAAGGTTTAATTGCTTGGAATGGTAAATTAAGAGTTGGTTCAATGGACTTAGAAAGGAATATTGTTAGACTTCAACTTACTTATCTTGAAGCAGCAGTAGAAGAATTCTATCAAGAAATAGAAAGAAAGTCTACTTGGAATGAATGGAAGAGTAAATGTGTTGCTCACGCCTGTAAAGATGTTCTTGAACGAGCAATTTCTTATAATCATATTACTACTGATGATAGTTATGTTCTTATTAAACAGAAAGAAGTATGGAGTGCTATACAATCTCTTGAAATGGAACATAAATATTATAAATCTGAAGAATTTAAGAAGATTATTTATGGATGGGTATTTAAAGTAATTAAAGATTTATTAGATATTAGATTATCACAAATGAAGAAGGAGAAATAGATTATGGAAATACAAAGCAAATTAATTAAATTAGGAAATTATGGCTGTTACTTTCTATCTTTACTTCACCAAACTAATACACCTGATTCTAAGATTCTAGAATTGTATGATTATTTCGTTAAGAAAGGATTTATGGATGAAGAATGTTTCATTAAAGACCCAGTGTCTATTATGAAATATTTAACTGGCAATAACTATACAGTAGAGAAGACTACTTCATTACCAACAGATTATGAATTTGCTGTATATTATTGGTATAATCCTACTACTAAATTACATCATTTCACACTTAAAGATTGGGATAGTTTAGGAAACAGTAATACTAGAATTAATGGAAGAATAGAAAGCTACAGAATATACAGAAAGAAGATTTAGGGAGGGAAAGATGAATGTTAAGAAAGGGGTTATTATCACTTGTATTGGTTTCTTCTTTGTCATATGCACAACCTTTGGATTTAGACTACTCTTCAAATCTATGGAAACAACTAGACTTGAACTTGGAGCAGCTAGAGCAAGAGCACAACAATATGAAGAATTATATAACGGAGCTAGAGCAGAACTCACTTCAATTAGAGCAGAAGTTGAAGAAAGTAGAAGATTACTCGGCACAATTAGAGAATCGACTAACAAAGTCCGAGAATCTATTTCAAGAAACGAACAAACAATTGATGGCATCAGAGAAACAATTAAAGATCTTCAAGACTACTACTTTAGTATTGAGCAGTGCATTGATTACAACAGGATTACTCTTAATCGCTAAATAAAGAAAGCCCCACAGATGGCTGGGAGGAACAGTCAAGAGGGGGCTTTAATTCACTTTAATATACATCCCAATCTTTGGGCATTTCTACATATTTAGGAGCAGCAGGTTCTTCTTTGTAATTAGGTTTAACTAATTTACCTGCTTTCTTACTCTTCCTATATGCTTCCATAAATTCTTTACTATTATATTCTTTAACTTCTTCAATTAATTTCCATTGTTTATCATACTCTGCTCTATCTTCATAGTATTTAATCCAAGCTTCTTCATTCTTAACCTTCTTTGTAAGAAAGTTTATTCTATCTTTATATTCTTGCTTTCTTACTTCTGTCTTACATTCACTCAAATGAGTTTGATAGTATTTAAGACTTGCTTGATTGTATCTTAAACTTTCTCTTCTGTAATTCAACCAATCTTCATTTGAATTAGTCTCATTTGCTTTATCCAAGAAACTATACAAATTATTAATTGCATTCATTATTCCAAATTCTGTTTCATACATATTTGAGTAATCATATTCTTCTCCATATGCTTTCTTTAACGCAAATGCTGTAATTACCATTACTACTATTACTGCAATTAGAACTTTCAAATCTTTCTTAATTTCGTTAGTCATATTCAATTCTCCTATATATTAACTTAGTTAAATTCAACAACAGTCTTTCCAACCCATCCATTAAAGGGTATTGGGTTATGTCCGTGTCCATAATAATTAAGATTATTGTAGATTCTCAATTCTTTGATCTTCTTGCCATATCTTACAGTTTGGTATTCAATCTGAAATTGATTAATATATCCATCCTTATCTTCATAGTAAATGTTCTGTTCAACATGTCCTTTCTGCAAGGGATATTCTGTGCCAGCAAATTCAAAGCATTGCTTCTCAATATTGTAATTTACTACATGCCCTGCTATTTCAAATGAAATTATATTATCAGGTGTTTCTGCTACTAATGTCTTATCACTCCATCCCATATTGTATGTGTAATAATAAATCTTATTTGTCTTAATCTTATTTGATTTAGCACTTAATGTCATTACTGCAACTACTGCTAGAATCATTACCGCTATAATCTTTCTCATATTTGTTTCCTCCTTTCTATTTAACTTAGTTAAGGCTGTTAAACAAAGCATTACGCATAAACTGTTGATTGTTTGACATTAAAGCAGCTCGCATCATTGCATTCTGTGATTGCTGAACACCTTGCATTCTTGCAATTTCTGCTTGATTAATACTTTGATTATTTGCCATTCTTTCCATTGCTTTCATTTGTCTGTATGCAATTGGATCTGATGCTTCAAGAGCTCTTTCTTCTGCTTGTGCTTTCTCTATACTTTCTTTAATTCTCTGAAAGAATCCTTTCTTCTTTGGTTCTTCAACTGGTTTATCATTCTGTAATTTCTGAATCAATTCAATCTTCATTTCGTTAGTCATATTTGTTTCCTCCAAATTTAACTTTGTTTCTTAATTTCCTTATTACTCTTAAATTATAACAGAATTTATAATTTATTTCAAGATTAATTTACTACACCTTTCAGGAAATTATATCATTAGATACTCCTTTATTTCTTTAATCTTGACAAATCTATCCTATTCTATTAATGTAATGCTTTCTTAATCTATATTTAATTAATATATGTAAAGTTAAATATAGAGGTAATTAAATAGTATGATTAGTAAATATTTATATATTAACCAGACAGCTCAGCACAATGTTGAGCTTAGCACATTGGATCTCATTCAAAGAGAATTTGGTAAATCAAATGTAAGATTTACAGATGAACTTACAGACCTAAATAAAGGAATTGATTTGTTCATTTATGACAAGCCTTACGATTTGAAAGCAAGTAATTCTAACAAGATTACAATATTCAGAATTACTACAAGTGGATTGTATTGCCCATTGTTAAAGAACAAGAATGTAGAATATTTGTTCCCAACAGAAGTAAAGGGTATTTACAAAGTAATTACTAAACAAGAAATCTTCAATGAATTCATTCTTAATTATTGGATGGATATAGAAGAGAAAGATTTAGTAAATACAATTAATTCTACTCCTTCTTTAAGTAATTGTAAAGAATTAGAGAAAGTATTGTATAGATACTTCTCTGAGAATAGTAGTAGATATTTGAAAGGATTATCAATTTACAGAGGTGATGGAAATACACAATTCTGTATGAATATTTCTTCAATCAAAGGAAGTTATTTAATTGCTAAACCTATTAAGATTGGTTCTCCTATTAAATCATTCTTCACTAAACCATTAACTCCTATTAGACAACCAACTGAATTTGATAGCATGTTTGCAGCTATGGAGGAAGATAGACCAGACTATTGGAACTATCCTAATCACCCACTTACTAAATTAGAAATTGCTGAAAGAAATGCCAATTGGGTTTGGTAAATGAAATAGGGCTAGTAGAATTAACTACTAGCCCTATTTGTTAAAGGAGTATTGTATATGACTCGAAAGCCAAATGGTTTAGATAGGCTTTGAGACCTACTTACAAGCACCTCCTTAATGCTTCTAAACCTATAT